CACAGCAATCTTTCATTATTCAATTCAACGTGACTGATGAAATGATTAAGCATTCAACTGACAAACAGCTCTACGACAAAATCGTGGAAATGGCTGCTAAAGCTTATGTTTCAACAGTTGAGGGTTGTATCATCAACGGCGATATTGAAACTGGTGCAACTGGTAACGTGAACTCAGACGACCAAGCGCCAGCAACTACTTTCGGTAGTGCGGCTTACCACTCACTATTGATCGATCACGGTATTCGTGAGTCAGCGATCAATGGTAGTGCAAAAGTAAACGTGGGCGCTTTCGATAGTGACGATATTATCTCCGTGCTTGGAAAAATGGGTGCTACTTACAAGGGTAGAATGAGCGAAATTATTGTTGCGGCTGAGCCAAGCACTTACCTAACAATGATGACTGACGACGGTTTGAAATTGGCTATCAATACACGCAATGCGTCTGTTGATGGTGGCAATATGAAACCTTTTGGCCTAGATTTGATCTCTCACGATCTTGTGCCAATGACTGAGGCCGACGGTAAAGTTTCAGCTACTCCAAGCAACAACACACTAGGGCAATTTGTGGCTGTTTACGCTCCGGCTGTTCGTTGGGGGCTTGGTCAGGACATGAAGATTGAAGTTGAAAGAATCCAGGGCTACGGCTTTACTGTAACAGCTACAGTACAGTTTGGTTTTGTGATTCTCGATGCTGCAAATACTTGTGCCGCTGGGTACAACGTGACATTAGTCTAATCGATTTTCAGATACCGCCCATCAACTCGACTGGTGGGCGGCTCTAAGAATCAATTAACAATCCTAAACATGAAATTCAAAGATCAAAAAGTGCTTGTTCAATGGACTGGTGAAGCGCCTATCAATGCTCGACTGGTTCAAAGTGGTCAAAAAGTTACTTTCGAGCCGGGCATGGTTCGAGCAATGGAAATCAAAAAGGCCGAGCATGTTTGCGGTAAATATAAAAAATTTATTGTTGTGAGTCTTGAAGATTTAGACAAAGCAACTGTCGATGAATATTTGGCATACGAAGAAGAGAAAAAGGCCGATGTTGAAGCTGTAAAAGCTGACGAAGCGAAGGCGGCAAAGGCTGAGGCTAAGAGAAAAGCAAAAGAAGACAAAGCGAAAAAAGAAGTAGTGCCGCCAGCCGAAGAAGCACCACAAGAGGAAGTACCGGCGGGTGAAGAATCTGCAAAAGATGAAAAAGCCCCTGAAAATTCCGAAGAAAAAAAAGCTGATGAGTCAGAAAATGGTGGCGAGCCTAGCGAAGAAAGCGCACCAGAAACCAACGAAGATGAAAAGGCCGATGCAGGTGAAGAATCTGCAAAGGTTTAAATAAATTATTTCCTTTAAACCTCAATTATTATGCGAGATATTAACTGGTCTTTGGCCTTAGACAATGACGATCGAATAGCGGTCGGTACAATTCAAGTTATCGACTACACTAAATTGGTCGGAGTAAAAGCCACCGGCTCAATTGAGGTTTTAGATTATGCGGCATTGGTCGGTGTTGCGGCCGCTTCAACAATTACGATCACGGCTTTCGCTTCCCTAAATGATAAATCTTTCACTATTGGAGCTGAGGTACTTACTGAGGGCGTAGATTTCAATGCTGAAACAAACAACAATACTACAGCCACAAACCTAGCCGCCGCCATTGATGCTCTTGCTGATGTAAGTGCTGTTGCTGTTGGTGCTGTTGTCACGATTACCGCCGTTGCCGCTGGTCGTGCTGGTAATGCGATCACTTTATCGACCGATGCAACCGCTGGTTACACAATGCCAGAATCTCACCTATTGGGAGGTTTAGACCACGCAACAATTACAGTCGGGGCAAGTGTCCTTGTGCAAGGTACAGACTTCACCGCCGAAACTAATAATAATACTACAGCGACAAATATCGCCGCCGCTATTGATGCGTTGGTTCCTTTCGTTTCATCCGCTGTCACAAATGACGTAAGCATTGAGGCCGCCGCCGTTGGTACTGCTGGCAACGCCGCATTGAGTGCAACTTGGGATAATATGACCGTTGCCGCTCTTACTTTGTCAGGTTCGACCCTTACCGGTGGACTTGCCGAAGGTACTGTCGTAGTGGGTGCAACAACTTTGACGCAAGGCTCAGATTTTGACGCTGAAACTTCAAATACAGTCACCGCTACAAACATAGCGGCGGCGATTGATGCGCTCGCTGGCATTGCTTCGGCCGCTGTTGGTGCTTTGATTACAAATACAGCTTCGGCCGCTGGTGAAGCTGGCAATATTGTGATTACTACAAACGCCTCTGATGCCCTCACAATTACCGCAATGAGTGGTGGGGCTGATTATTTCTATTCTGACGCTTTAGCTCACGATGATGGCGCATCTGCTGTCACCTATACCGTGAAAATTGATAGCATCACACCCGGCTCAGCACCCGAGGTGAACTTCTTTATTGATGTTTCGTATGACAATGACACTTGGAAACAGCTTTATAAATTCGAGAAAATGACTGTTGCCGGTGAAAAAACTGCTACAGTAAGCAAAGATATTCGCCTATATTCAAGGGTAAGAATTGAAATTGTTGATGCTACCGCAACGGTTTCAGTAAATGGCACAACTTCCGATTTCGGAGGTGAAGGCGATCAATCTTTGGACGTTGCACAGGATGTTTCAAAATCCATGCAGTCAATTTTTGATGTTTTACCGGTGATTGTTCTACCTATTAGTGGTCAGGCTCTCACAATTCCAGCCGGAGCCGCTGGCACGATTAAAGAGTTTCAAATTCAAGCATGGCCGATTTTAGCCTCTGATGGTGGCCTATTCGCTCAAAAAGGCGATACGAGTTTATCTTTCGGTACTGGTACATGTTTCACCACCGAAGTTTCACCAGATACAGACGATGCCGACCTTACAAACGGCCAGTATTATATTGATTATGCAACTGGTAGAGGTAGAGGTAAAAAGGCGACTACCGCAACATCCGACACCGTGAGCTATAAGATGCTTGCCCTTTCATCAGTTGAAAGGCAAGCACCTGACTACGAAAATGCTACCTATGATATGGCGCAAGTTTCTGCACCAATTCCAAATTTAAGTTCAGTTGATAAATGGGCTAAAGTTGTTTCTACAGCTTACGAGGAATCACACGTTTTACTTGCCGAGGCCGGTGTCGTTAGGGCTGTACACGTTGAAATAGACCCATCCGCTGCAACTGATATTTATTATGTCCAATTCTTTAATTTAACTGCTGAGCCAGCCGATGCGACCGCTGTAACTTTTGAAGTCCCATTTGCAATAAATCATACAACTGGTGCGCCGTCAGCTAGATCAATTGACTTTGGCTTAGCTGGTATGCCCTGCTCTGTTGGTTGTGTGGTTGTGTTGTCAACAACAGCTTTCACTAAAACAGAAACAGGCGATATTGCTGCATTTAGTGCCGAAGTATTTGCTTAATAAATTGAAATTATGCCTACAGTAACAAATCCAAATGGAGGTGGGGGAACTGCTACACCAGCCTACGATACAATGTATGATGCTGGAAATTCCGGAGCTGCCACAACTATTGATTGGGCTGCAAATGGGAAACTCCAAAAATTAACTTTAACGGCGGCATGTACACTTACTTTTACCGCCCCCGCTGGCGGAACTTCATTAAAATTAAAACTCATTCAGGACGGTACTGGTGGATGGACTTGTGCATTTCCTGCCTCTGTAATTTGGGCGCAAGGAGTAGACCCGGTTATTACGCCAACAATAGCCGCTGCTGACGTGGTTGCACTTTATTACGATGGCACAAATTACTACGGTTCAATTATTCAAAATGCCTCTTAACAATTATGAAATATCCTATTTTTGGTAATCATGCTACATCGCCCAGTAATGCCGCAAATTCGCGCGTTCCTTTGAACATAGCGGCGGCTGGTGCAGCTTGGACAACTGGAAATGATGCGATCAGAATGTATTTTTTAAGACCGTGCGTACTAAGTAATTTTGCCGTGAAATCTGTTGGTGCTGCGGGAGCTGGCGGGAGTGGCGACTCTTACACGTTCGATATACAACGGAATGGCTCTAATTGTGGATTGCAATGTGTGTTGCTTGAAACTGCTACCTCTGATGAATGTGCTGATGGGGCAAGCGCACGATTTGCAACAACTGATTACATGTATCTGACAAGCGTTCCAAATAGTACGCCGTCTGCTTTGACAAATATAAAGTTAGCTACAATGGTAGATACACTTGGAGATCCTCATGTTCAGATTTGGGCGGCATATTCAAGCATGGCAAATAATGCTACAAACTATATGCCACTAATGACCTCCGGTGTAGCCGGTAATGCCTCTAAGACAGGCGCAACATGCGCTCATCAATTTGGCATGGATGGAACGCTCAAAGAAATACGCATTGACATTCGTGATACACCAGCGGCGGGTAAAACATGGGTTGCAACACTAAACGTAAACGAAGTCAATACAGGGGTAACGGTCACGTTTAATAATGGAGATGTAACAAAAATATTAACTGGATTAAGTCAGGATTTAACCCCTACGGATGTCGTATGTCTTGAAACAGTCCCAACGGGAACGCCGACAGCCACTTACTTTTCCGTTTGTATGCTAGTGCTTCCTGATGTTCCCGGCGAGTATCCTCATTCTGGTAATACTACCGGAGTAAATGCAGTTTCGGCGGGATGGACTCGTATATCTGCTGGTTACGCCAGCGAAAACACTACTGCGGCAACAAATCCAAATCAACTAACTCCAAATAAATTAACGGCGCAATATCGTAAGTTTAGGAGTGCCGTCAGTGCTGACCCCGGTGGTGTGGGTAAAGAATGGATAACAAGAATGAGAAAAAACAATGTGAATATGAACGATTCAATGACTATTGGAAACGGCGCAACAACAGCGGAAGACTTAACTAACATAAATTCATGCGAGGGATTGCAAGAGTTATCCTTTCTTATAGACCCTAATGGAACGCCAGCGGCAATTTTATATCATAAAGTTACGTGCGTTTCCTTTGTGCCGCCAGAGGCTCCATGTATGCTTTAAAAACTAAATATGCCAGTAACAAGACAAATTATCGCAAGTAGACAAATTGCAGATCGAAAGCCGATGCTAGATTTTAGAGGCTCTTTGGCTATCAATAATTACACTTACAGTAGCCAAAATGTAGCCTTGGATAATCTTGATGATTGGATTCTTGGATTGGCTGGCGCTGCTTGGATTGGTGCATGGGTGAAAGGGAATGATTTAGCAACAATTCCGGCCTATATCTTCGGTGCAAATGCCGCCGCTGGTGGGATGTTTAGCTTTTTAGGTGTAAATAGAACAAGTGGAACTATTGGGAAAGTAAATTGGCAACTCAGAGATGTGCCAGGCTCAAATCTTAGTATTCAATGCGATTTTAAAATTCTCAATAATAGGTGGTATTTAGTTATTGCCGAAAAGGACGCTACAAATACGCCGGCAGGCATGAAATTTGCGGTGAATAATGTGCAAAGAGCGCAAACAACTATCCTTAATCAAGGATTTGCCACCCCGGGAGTTATTGGGAGGCCAGCAATGATTGGTTCCAGCTCTGCAAGTAGTGCATTTTTTAAAGGCAAAGTAGCGCAACTTGCACTTGGTCTAGGAACTTTAACAGAAACAGAAAAACGAGAATGGTTTGAGATTATGAAAATGCCACCGTCCGCAATGAGGGCTTATGAGGCACAAGGTACAGAAATGACAAATGTTTTAACCGAAATAATTGAAGGGCAAAATGCTACATTAGATAGCGTGAACATGTGGAGCGAGGACACGCCAAAAGGACAATCAAGATCAATAATTTAAAATGTATGGCTTTAACTCTCACAACACCGGATTATTTTTTCAAACAACGAAACCCTCTTACTGGTAAAGCAGATTTGCCGGTTGCTGGAACTGGTGCAACGCCCGGCTCAACCGTTGAGGCTAGGTGGAACGGTGGGGCGTGGACTGAAATGACGGTTGAACTTGATGGGCATTTTGCCGGCACTTTGCTAGATCAGTCAACAGGGCAAGGCTCACTTGAAGTTAGAGAGGATGGCGGGGCTGTTGCAGATACCGCAACGAACGTGAGTGTTTGCTCCGTAATTGTTACAGCCGGAGCCTCAAACATGTCTGGCAGAGGAGAAAATTATCAAAGTTATTCTCACGCCACCCTAAAAGCATTAAATTTTAAGAACAATTACCAATATGCCGAGCTGGTAGACCCATATGATAATTACGGCGGTCAAATTGACACAGTTTCTAAAGATCAAAATATAGATGCCGCTGGAAGTTTTGCGCCATTGTTCGCAACGCTATTCATGGCCGAATATGGCTATCCCTTAGCCTTTGTGCCTTGCCCTATGGGTGGCATTACTGCCGAGCAATGGGATGACGTGGGTGTTGATCGCAACACTTTATTTGGCTCAATGGCCTACAGATTGCAACAGGTAGGAGGTGCGGAACTTTGTTTGTTTATGACAAACGGCAATAACGTACCGAGCTTCGAGGCTTCCATGAGAACTTTTGCAGAGGGTATAAAGCAATATGGATGCCAAAGCTTGATGATTATTAGCGGCGTATTGGCGACCGGTTATACCTCTGCAAATAAACATACTACTTGGCAAGCACACTCAAGACTTGCCAAAGAAGTGCCTAATATTATACCCGGGGCGCAACTTAGGCGGAGGGTGTCCGATGATTCTTACCACATGATAACTGATGAAAAACTTTTATACGGCGCACAGGAAATATTCAAATCAGTAAAAGCATGGAAGGATTTAAACGAAGGGATTACAACTTTTAGACAAAAAATAATCTAATTTTTATATGGAATACATTTTATCAATGTTGCTTGGCTGGGTAGCTTCATGGCTACAAAATGGTACTGGAAAAACATTTACCAGACGTGAAAAATTCTTGATTGCTCTGCTTGCATCGGTTGTTTCAGGATTGGCGGCTACTCTTACCACCGTTTTGCATACTGGTAAGTACGACCCCGAGCAATTACCCGCCTATATCGGGCTTGCTTTCACGGCTTCACAAACAAGTTTCAACATGTATTTTAAAAATAAACTCTAAATGGAAAAGCTCTTTAGTCAACACACGGTAAAGGTTCAAATCGGAATTGCGGCGAGCGTGCTGATGTCGATATTTTATTTCGGTGCTCAGGTTTCGGCCTTTGTTTCTACCGCCGAAATAAACTTTAAACGCCTCGATGTTGTTGAGCAAAAAGCTAACCTTGTGCCGGTCTTAGAGTCGAATATAAAAAACGTGCAAACAGACCTCACCGAAATTAAAGGTGATATTAAATATTTGATAAAGCTAAACAAGTAGTATACTCAAAGCAAATTAAACAAAGTCATTATGCCCTTATGCACAACCGCACAAATCAAAACCCACTTAGGGATTTCAAGCTCGATATATGACACCGTTTTTGCTCAGCTTATTACTCAGGTTGATGTTTTGGTTGAAGGTGAAACCGGAGTAAAGACCGGAGCGGCCGCCGTCACCGTGACCGGTGAAGTTTTAAATGGTGATGGCTCAAGAAAAATTCGCACTAATTTTTGGCCTATCATTTCGATCACAGCTTTGCAATATCGTGATGGCAATGGCTCATGGGTTGATTATGCTGATGAGGCTGTCGGTAGCGTGGAGTTTGATAAAGATTTGATCTATCCGAAATATGTTGTCGCCGGTGAAGGCTACCGCAATATCAAAGTTTCATATACTTGCGGCTATCCAACCGCAAGCGTACCTACCGACCTCAATTTGGTGGCTATTTTATTGTGTGCTGAGCTGTTTAATCAACGAAATTCCGTAGGATTTACTAGCCAAAATGTTTTAAATTTACAGCTATCTTTGAGCAATGAAGATCAAAAAACTGTCAGGAAAATTTTGACAAAATACAAAAGAATATTCGCATTTTAATATGACAAAATCATGCACAGAAATTGCACATTTACGACATACAGGCGGGGAGTGTCAGGCAGTACAAGGGTTTATTCCGGAAGCGCAACCATCACAGCGGGGAGCGGTTATTTAGAATCAGCCAGCGGGGAGCTTCGATCTGTACTTGGTTTAGACAAAGCCGTCAAAGCCTTCACTCTACGCACCGAAGAATCAAACTTTCAGATCATGGACAAGGTGACTATTACCTCAGAAAATACCGCCTTTGATGGCGATTATTTCGTTGAGCAATCACAGGTGCAGAGCTTAAACGGTGTTTCTTTTTCTTTGTTACTACTTTTAAAAGATAATTAAATGCAGATCACCATTAAATTTGATGATGCCAGCTTCCAACGATTCGCAACTCTATTTCCCGGCGATCTCAAAAAGAGTATCGTTAGATCATTAAATGAAGCCGCCTTGCTGGTGCAAAATGCCGCAAAGCTAAACGCACCCTTCAAAACAGGCAATTTAAGGCGAAGCATCACAAACCTTGTAGATACTGGCCGAGAGTTTGCTTTAGTCGGTACAGACGTGATTTATGCGGCCGTGCGTGAGTTTAAAACGTACAGTCGGCCAGAGGGATATTTGCGGCCAGCATTGAAAGACAACAAGGATAAAATTGCTAAAGTATTCGAGGAAAATATCAATAAACAACTCAAATAATGTCAATCGTAGGTATCAGATCGGAGATAATCGAATCAATACAGGATATTCAAGTAGCCGCTGGCATTGCCGCTATTTATTACGATATGCCAACGAAGATCATAGCGACCCCGGCCGTGGCTATCCTTGTCGATCAAGGGAGCGAAGAATATAAAACCACCGCTCAAAATGAATTACGACAGCGTTTTGTTGTCCGCTGTATGGTTGAAAAGAAGGTTGATAGCTCAGATCAGGACGCTACGGAAGTCACCGCATTGCTTACTTTGGTTGATGCCGTACTCGATGAATTGAGGCGTGACGATCACGCAACACTCGAAGGGCAAAGCCATTCTTTTCTCTCGATCGGATGGGATGGTTTAAAGGTTGGAAATGGAAATGACATTGTATGTTTCTATTTTGATATTATAGTTGAAGCGAAGACCTTGAAACTTATCACTAACTAGCCACCACCATGCAACACATTATTATTTTGAAAGATGTTGAAATCCCAAATTGTCCGAAATTCTTTGCTGAGCAAAAAGTGAGGGTGGCCGATCGCATCGCCGATCTACTTGTGGAAAGGGATTTTGCGAAATATGATGTAGGGGAAAAATCGGTGACAGTAAAAGCAAAGAGTACCAAACACGAATTAGAGCAAAGAGCTAAACAAGCCTATGATGGTTCGCAAAAAATATCAAAAAGCGAAAGCATTAAAGATACTAAATAACCCCCTAAATTATGTCCGAAGTCTACACAAGGCGAGCAACCGCATCACTTAAAAAAGAAACTACAAACAATGTAGCTGTCACACCAAACACCTTTTTCCCATTAAATGAAGAAGATATAGCGGTGAAATATTCCTATAGCCCTTCAATGAGGGTAGCGGGAAATCGTGCCAAAATGATTGATGCGATCACCCAAAAAATCCCCGCTCCGGCCGGTTCAATCACTCTAAACATTGAGCCAAATACTTTTGGACATTTTTTAAACGCTCTTGCTGGCGGTGTTACGACTGGTCGATATATCAATATTGGTACAATCGTGGGTACTTTTGTGGCTGGTGAAACCGTAACTGGTGGCACATCCGCACAAACGGCAATTGTAAATTTTGTTGGAAAAGATTATTTGCTAATTGCCACACCATCGGGAGCTTTGACAAATGGTGAAACTCTGACCGGTGGCACATCCGGCGCAACTTGTGTGCTTGGAACTTACGAGGCTACTGTTTACGGCCATGCTAAAAAATTGCCTTCCGAAATGGCAACGAGCTACACCCTACAATTCAACTATACAGAAAGCGCAATCCGCTATGTTGGCGTGAGATTTACCGGAATTGATGCAGTTGCTCAGTCTGATAACATCCTGACCGCTGGCGTAAAAATGATGGCTCAAAGTTGTTTCCGTACTGCAAAAGTAACAGCCATCACCTCAGCCGGTGCGGGTGCTAAAACAATCAGCGTAGATCAAACACAGGGGCTTGTTGCTTCCGATTCAATCAAGGTTTATAGGCCATCTACAGACGCTTTCCTAGACTTCCCTAGTGCGGCCGTGAAGGTTCACACAATCACAAGCATCACAAACGATCTAGCTTTCGTCGTGACAAATCTTGAAACCGCTTTAGCCGTTGGTGATTTGATTATGCTTGCGCCTCAGACCGCTACATATTCACTAGCAAAAGAATTTCCTTGGGTTGGTGGTTCAAATATGTACTTCGGTGATGCTGTCGGCTCTGTTGCTTCAATAAATTGTGAAAATTTCAGCTTTGTAATTGATAATGAATTTGAGGAAAGACACGCCGCTTTAGGTGACGACTATGAAGATCGTTACCCATCCGCTCTACTTCAAAAAGGTATTGCCGCAAACGGTAACTTCGAACTTTATTACACAAATGAAAAATTCCTAGATTACGCTAGACGCAACGCCGTTTCAGCTTTGAAACTTGTGGCGCTTGGTGCAGCGATTGGCTCAACAACCGTAAAAAATAGATTCGAAATTGCTTTCCCACAAATTCAGCTTGGTGATTGGGATACTAACGTGACTGTCGATGAGATCATCGGCCAAACAATCCCCTTTGAAGCTTTCTACGATTCAACCGAAGCGAATATTTGCACCTTCCTATTAGTCAATAATGTAACTACATACTAAGATGACCCAACGCCCTAGAATAACATCAAAGAATAATAAGCAAATTGATCTATCTGATGGTAGTTTCGTGCTGGTTCGAGGCTCTATGAGCTGGCGAGCAATCCAAATGCTAAAGGATTTTCAGGTTGAGGATGGCGAGGAAATGGACATGACAAAGCAATTTGAGGCCAGTTTAAGGTTTCTTAAAGAAGCTATTGTCGGGTGGAATTTTGTTGATGGCGATGGTGCTGTCGTGCCTTTCGACTCTGCTTTGATTGATGATTTCGATGTTGAAACTGTCAGCGAGGTATTTATTGCTATTCAAAAAATCTACTTACCGGAAAAAAAAAGCTCACAATCATCGAGTCAAACATCGTCAACGGACTCCGAAGACGAGGAGCCGAAGACGAGCTGATTGATTACATGATGTCGGAAAAATTCGGCCTAGATTGGCAAGAGTACGATTCTGTCAGGGTTCAATATTTGATGGCTATTGCAAGCGCTTACAACGCCCGAGATAATAAGAAAAATAAACAACCCGCTAAACGATGAGTGTTGAAAAAATAAATGTAGAGATAACCGGCAAGGATGCCGGAGCCTCAGCCGCAATAAAAGGGGTGCAAGGTAGTATGTTGAGCCTTGGAGGTGTCGCAAAATCCGCTGGTGCTATTTTTGCGGCTCTAAAAGTTGTTGATTTCTTTAAGGATGCGGCAAAGGAAGCGGTCGAAGCGGAAAGGGTGAGCATGGTATTTGAGCACGCAATTAGAGATATTGCAGGGGCTACAGCCGAGCAAGCACAAGCATTGAGAGATAAAGCCAGCGCATTACAGGCGGTCGGTGTCGTAGAGGATGACGCTATAATGCAAGGTCAGGCACAACTTGCTACCTTTGCAATGAGTACGGAGGCGATCGGCGCATTGTCCGGGGCTATGGCAGATTTTGCCGTCAATCAAAACAATGGTGTCGTTGGTATCGAGCAAATGAACGATGCGGCAAATATCTTTGGTAAGCTGATGAGCGGAAACACGGCGGCAATCGGCCAGCTACAAAAAACCGGTATCGTTTTTACTGAGGCGCAAAAAAATGTTTTGGCCTACGGTACAGAAATGGAAAAAGCGGCGGCGGTTCAAGAGGTTATGGCCGCAAATTTGAAGCTCACAAATGAAACAATGGCCGGAACGACTGAGGGCGCAATGATTCGGGCAACGATGGCATGGAACGGATTTAAACAAAGCGTAGGCGAAATTTTAATGCCTATCATTGCGATGGTTTTGGAGTTTATGAATACCTTGATTTCAAATTTAAGTAGTGGGCTGGACGCATTAACGAGCATGTGGGAGTCAGATTGGGGCGGTGTACGCTCAACCGTAGAGGCTGTTTGGACTTTTTTTAACGATCAGATCATACCGGTGGCTTTGGATTTCTTCGAGATCATCAAGGCGGCCGCTGGTCTATTCTTGATACTTTGGGCACCGATTTGGGAAGGCATCAAGCTGGTTGTTTCCTTGGTATGGGATAATTTAAAATTGATCGTCAAGGTAGCATGGGATATTATTTCCGGCATTATCAAGACAGGGGCGGCATTGCTTCGTGGTGATTGGGATGGTGCTTGGGAGGCTATAAAAAATACTTTCTCGGGAGCTTGGCAAGCCATGAAAGACTTTGTGAAAGATATTATTGATTCAATTATGAGCTATATAAATGGCATGATCGACCTTGCAAAAGGGGCAATTACCGTTTTTAAAAACCTTTTAGGGATGCAGGGGGATGTCAAGAAAGGTGTGACTGGTACAACAAGAGCGCCTGTAAGTAGAAAAGCAACTGGTGGCATGGTGACGGCGAATACACCATATCTAGTAGGTGAGCATGAGCCTGAATTATTTGTACCAAATATGAGCGGCTCAATTATCCCCGCTAGTAAAATGGGCGGTGGTACTGTCGTGGTAAATGTTTACGGCGATGTTTCAGGTCAAGAGGTGGCCGACAAAATCTTTGAAAAAGCGATCAGAAAATTCGGTTTGCACACTAAATTTGCATAAATGCTATATGTTTATATCAACAATTCAGACCGTACGGCCGACATTATCGCCGAAACTCTGCAAATCAATAACGAGATTCAGCAAAGGGTTGATTCGGCTGAGTTTAATGTTTTTCAAAACTCCAAGCCTACAGAAAATCAGGATGTAAAAATCTATAAAGGTTCGACAATTTCTTCAATAGCTTCGGCAACGGTTGTGCTAAATGCAAAATATCAAACCGATGTGAGCATGTTTTTTGCAGGGCAAAAGCTCAGAATTGGAATAGGAAATAGTGATGAGGAAACTGTCGAGGTTTTAACTTACGATGAAGCAACCCGCACGATCGTTTTGACGGCCGCACCGGATGGCACGCACATTGCCGGGGATAAAATCGGCCAGCTTATTTTCGGGGGCGTGGTCAATAATGTGCAAGATTATAATGTGGATGTACTGCAAAATATTGAGTACACCGTGACATGCGTTGATTACACGAAGATTTTTGATAAAAAGAATATTTCGGATAGCTGGGTTGATCGTGACAGTCGATACATTATAAACAGCTTTTGCAATTCAACGATCAACTACAACCACCAGATAGATCAAATGGATTACGACACAAACGGCGATATTCAAACCGAATGGGTAGCCGGTGCGGGTGCTGGTAACGCTACCACCTCAGCAACCGACCCATACGAGGCCGATCATTGGGGAGTTTTCCCGATCACTACAACGGCCGCAAATCAAAACTGGACTGCAACGCCAACGCAATCGGATGTGGCCGCTTTGACCGGAGCCGTCACAGGTACACCCACAAAAGGACTGCTTGGGTTTTGGGTAAAGATTGCCAGCCTTGCAAATATGAACACTTTAACGATCGCTATTGGTAGCGATTCATCTAATTATATTGTGTGTGGTGCTTCCGCAATATTGAACCAAGTGGCCGCCGCTGATACGCCTGTTTATATTGAATTGGATTTAGCAAATGATTTTACCGTCACCGGTACGCCTGATTGGGAAAACTTCGACTATATCCGAATAGTCGGAAAAACAGCCGCTTCGACTGCTTCCGTTTCCATTTCAGGCATACGAATTTTGGAAAAAACCTACTTCCGACACTATCCATACGTTGAAGAAACAACCGCTTTTGATGACTTCCGAGCGCCTTACACAAATCCAACTCAGGTGATGCAGATTTTGGCTAAGTCTTTCGAGTATGTTTGGTATATTGACTATGAAAGGTACATCCATTTTGCACCAAATGAAACCGAGCCAGCACCTTACCAGATCACTGAAACGAGTGATAATTTTACCGATCTAAGCGTAGAGGTAGATCAAACCCATGTCGGCAATAGGATTAGAGTTTTAGGCGGCGAATACACATCGGATAGCTTTTATAGAGAGGCGTTTCAAGGTGACGATGTGAGAAAAGAATGGAATTTAAAAACCAAATTCAATAATCTTACCGTGAAAGTTGATAATAATACCTCAACCGATTTGACTGAGGGAGGTACTACGGCCACAAATATCACGATTGCAGGGCACGGTTTGGTAACTGGTGACTGGATAGTCAACCGTACCCGCTCAGCCGCCCGAGAAATCACCTTTGTTGATGCTAATAATTTTACGGTCAAAGATATTACCGGCCAAACAAACGGCGACACTCTTAGTTTTTTCAGCAATACAAAGGTTGTCGGTATCGAAGGGGCTGACAATAACGATACAAGCAAGCTATATTTGAGCAATTCAAATGCCGCTACCGTGAGATTAAACGAGGGAAGCGCTGAGGGAGTTTTGCCATCTACAAGCTACATCCTTTTTATCTACAATGAGCGCCTAGAATTAAACCTTGAATACTCAGACCCGGCCAGCATTGACGCACTCAAAGCCGCTGGAATTGGCGATGGCATCAAAGACCTCGACCCGATAGTTGATAAATCAATTCGAGATCAAACAATGGCGCTGACGATGGCACAAGCAAGGGTGCGGGAATTTTCAAACGCTATCATCACCGGCAAATTTAAAACTTCACAGTCGGGCTTGCGAGCTGGTCAACTGCTTCATGTGGTAGATAGTAGCCGCTCACTCGATGACACTTTCGTAATTCAAAAGATAAAATCACAACAAGCGGGCGGTGAATTTGGGGATTATTTTGAGTACAGCGTTGATTTTGGTACAACCCTTTTCGGATGGGTGGAATTTTTACAGCTCTTATTGAGGGTAAAAGACAACCTCGAAGTAAACGCCGATGCGATCGTTGCCAAAAATGCCACTTCAAATGAGGTGGTGGAATCATCGGACGTGAACGCAACCGCTCTTGATGGTGGTTTCATGTCAGCTAAAAGCCCCGAAACTGTAGAAAGTAACGATGTAAATGTCACCTATATTAAAACATCCGGCTCTTGGCAATGGGAAGCAAGTGTCGGCCAGACCCTTGCAACACGCTGGAATTTGTTTGATTGGGGTTGATTGATCGGTAGTAAGTTGTAATATAAACTCAAAAATACATTATGAAAAATATTATCCTCGCCACAGACCAAAAGGAAGTAGCCATCAACGGCATACATATTTTGACTATCTGCGATATTAAAAATGGCCGTGCCGAGAAACTACAGGATGAAATTTTGAGGGTAGAAAAAGAGCGTCACCGGATTTTAGACTTTGCCAAAAATCCCGGGAAAATTTCTTTGATGGATAGAATATTTAGATCAAAGATGGTGAGGGAAATTGAGGCACAAATTGCCGATTTAGGTAACATTTTAGATCAAAACTGGCAAGAATACCGTCATTTTTTACGAAAATTGCATAGTTTATGCAAAACTGACGAAAAGATTTTAGAGAATATTACGACCACTCTAGGCCGTACGGTGTTGGCTCGAAGACTCAGTGGCAATACTACATATACCGGAATCGTAAACTATACCGCTTTGGGTAACGACAACACGGCGGCGAATGTTGGCGATGCTACTTTGGGAAACGAAACATACCGAAAAGCCCTAAGCTCAGGCACTTATTTGGCAAATGTGGCTTACCTCGAAACATTCTTTTCAGCAACGGAGGTCACCGGAACTTTTGAAGAATATGGAATGTTTATTGATGGTGGTGCTGGTGCTGATACCGGCCAGCTATTCAACCGCTTCACCGAAACAAAAGTAAAAACAAGCTCACAAACTTTAAATGTACAATCAATAGTGACTTTCGCCGATGCTTAATAAATAAATTCTTATGTCTTTAAACTCTGCAACAGTAGCCGCCGCCGATATTGCAACGGCCGCACAATACAACAATATCCGAAAAGACATTGTTGAAAATGCTGGTGATTATGTCACGACTACAGGCTCAGCAAACGCCTATGTAGCCAGTTTAGACGCTCAGATCACGACCTACGTTACCGGGGCGGTTTATCGTTTCAAAGCAAACTTCGTGAATACAGGGGCGGCCACTTTGAATATAAACGGCATCGGTGCAAAGACATTGAAAAAAGAGGCGGGAGCTGTTGATTTGGAATATGGGGATATTGCCAGCGGGCAAATATGCGAGGTGACTTATGACGGTACAAATTTACAGTTGATTACCCTATCCGGCCAAAAGAATCCACGAGGCTTTGCGGCTGTTGCCGGTGAGGACATAGACGGTACGACTACCCCTCAAGCCGTGTTTATTTCCGATGGTACAAACGGTTTGACAGCCGGGAGGTACTATAAAGGTGATGCCGATAACTATACAGATGGCCGAAAACGATTTGATGGCTTTGTAAAAAGCAATATTGCAACGGCGGCCTCTGACTTTATTATTACTGAGGGTGTCGTTGAGGGATTTTCTGGGCTTACACCCGGGGAATATTATTACCTCAGCACTACGGCGGGCGGCGTGACTCTTACCGATACTGGAATTTTGGTTGGTGTAGCTAAATCCGCAACAGCCATCACAATTCAAAAAGAACTTAAATTATATGCTTGTGGTACTGATTCATGGGCTGTTACTGCAAACGGCCAGACAAAAACTATCACCCACAATTTAGGCCGCAAACCCAAGAAATTTAGAGTAGTCGGCGGGGTTGGTGGCTCTTTCGGATACAGTAGCGAGGGCGTTTATGACGTGATAAATGCGGTACATGCTGGTCTTTACATAACGATCGACTCAAATCAGGTGCAAAAATTTTCTCCAAACCCTGTAGCTAAAATTTTGACAGCAACAAAAACCGCCGATCAAAATACCTCATGGGATGCCACCGTCACAAGTACGACTGATCTAACCGTGGTGATGACTTCGGCCAATTATTCAACAAGTACGACCTTTAGTTTCTTTTGGGAGGTTTGGGCTTAATAACAATAAACCTATGATCGCACAAATACCATTCGAGGACACCCGGAAAACTGGCTATCAATACGGCCAAAAGATTAAATCACCCGCAAATACCTATCACCCGGGAACGGATGCAAACCAAGGCAACAGCGGCGGGGCTGATGAAGGTTTGCCGGTGAAAGTGATGGCGGCCGGAAAGGTTGTTTATGCTAAAAATGCCGGTGCTGGCTGGGGTAATTTGGATGTAATTGAACACCCGGAATTATCGAAGATTTGGCCGACTGGATATATTGCCAGCCGATACGCTCACCTTAAAACTCTAAATGTGAAGGTCGGCGACATTGTAGATATGACTGATTTTGTAGGGCAATGCGGCAAGACTGGCACAACCAAGCAATCCCCTATCGCTTCGCATTCACATCATGAGGTGATACAAAAGAAGCTACCCACATTTACCCACTACCCAAACCGCAAAGGCTTGGACTATGTAAAAGAATACTGGGTAAATCCTTACGAATTTATTGAGAAAATAAACAAGCTGGTCGAAGGTATTGAAGTGCCGGAATATGCGAAAGCGGACTGGCAAGAGGCTATGAAAAACGATTTTCCTTTCAAGAATCCAAACCAAGAATTGACACTTGAACAATTCCAAGAGGTTTTAAAATTCTACGGTTTGATAAAAGAGGTTGGATTGATGCCGGCCTACCGAGCAAATGCGGCGGCTTTAAAGATAAAAAGGCTTATTGAGGGCTTGAAATAGTCAGTAACCCTTTCTATATGGAAGGCGAAAGACAAATCCGGGAAATGACCCCCAAAGCTCAGTACCATTACAATATGGCGCAATGGCATCTTATAGCCTACCAAATGGAAAGAGGCATCATTGACCGGCCTTTGGATTATGACGACTCAGCCGAAGCCTTCCACTTGGTAGCAGATAAGCACCTCACAGTACCGAGGGCGGTTGATTACTTCAAAATGAGGCTACAGGCTCAATCATTGACCGGATAGATCGGGCGGTGTATTCTTTGGTTGTTCATAGGAATGAGGCAGAGAGGCGGGGTTTCTTTCATTTCCCCGCTTTTTTGTGTTTAAATTCGTATACATTCAACGGCGAACCTATACAAAACTACCCATTTTGTATACATAGCCCCTTGTTTCCGAGTGCCTTTTGTGCTATAATGTACTATTAGCATTTAACAAAAACAAACAATGCAAAAAATCCTGTTCTATCAATTCATGCTTTACGCAAACTTTTGCGATCGAAAGCACAAATCAAAGATGCTTAGAACCTAAAAGGTTTCTCAGCACTTCAAAAACATTTCATAATATCAAACCAAAATGAAAATCAAAAAACAAACAATCAATCACGCAATCGTATTACTTGGCGGCATGGTGTCCGGTATGTTGGCCGGTGCTTTCTATCATTTCTTTATTATACTTTAAGCATGAAAACTAAAATAAAAAGATTCTTATTATTACTTTTGAGGAAAATCTTTACTATGGCTTTGGTCGTCACCTACTTCACGGCTAAAGTGATTCGCAATGTTGTGGAGTTTTTAGAGGACGTTTTGCAAAAGGCGTGCATTGCTATGGGTGCTTTTGTAGTAGTGGAAACCAACGCCGAAAAAGGCGAGCATATTGTTGAGCCGATGTTTGATGATGTTGAAATAAAAGCCTTCGCAAAGAAGCTACCAAAGAACATTGAAACGATCGGCGAGATACAGGATTTTTACGGAATATCTTACAGGCAAGCACGCAAGATAAAATCCACGCTGGATGAGCTACAAAATGCGCCGAATATTCACCAGACATACAGCGCATAAACGGCGTATGTACGCCATGTTTATCTCTTCCGTGAAGTCACGAAAAAGCCCCTCAAAGTAGGGGCTTTTATTGTGCGCAAAAGTATATTGACAGTACGCCAGAGGTGCGCTATAACGGAGATACTATTTTATAATTTTTCTACTATGGAAAAAGTTATCAAGACATCAACCCGCTTGCCGGAGTCGGTGCATCAAAAAGTTATCGAGATCGCAAAAAAGGAAAACCGAACCCCTCACGGTCAGCGCCTTTTCTTTATCCAAGAGGGAATTAAAAAACAATCAAAATGATTAAAGTTGAAATCAAAGATCGGTACGGTGAAACTTTGTTTTTTGGAAGCTACCATCTTATAGATTCAGCTATCGAGGCGATGGGTAGTTATGAGCGCCACGCCCGAAAATGTTTGCAATGCAAAGAGTTTATAAAGCAATCATCAGATTACTGTAGCACTCTTTGTCAAACCCTATCCTTTGAAGAATTAAAAAATGAAACACGATAAAATCACCCGCATATTTACGAAAGAGAGGGTGCAAAGTGACGGCACAAACTTTGTTTTGTACTATCCTTTCACTACCTACAGCTTTATTTTTGATCGCCACTCACAGCGTCCAGAGGCTCACTTCACGTCATTATGTATCTACTTTGAGCTTTTGTTTATTCACGGCATGGAGGAAACGGACACCTACCGAAAATCTGTAAGCTCCGGCAGTAAGCTAGTCGTGAACGTGGAAAGGCGGCCATCCGATCTTTGTGAGTTTGCGGCAAACGCTCAATACCAAGAGCGTGAGCATTGGCAACATCGAGCGGTGCAAGAGGATTTATTAAAGCTCGACCCAAAGACCATCGCCACCGAGATACCTGTTTATGACGATGAGTGGGTAGGCCACATTGATATTATCCGATGGGTTGACGGCATGATCGAAATTGCTGACTTTAAACCCAACGCCCACAAAGAAACGAAAGCGGCCGGTCAAATCTTTCGTTATAGGAACCTTTTGGCAAAAGCCTTGAATATACCCGCCGAAAGCATCCGGGCTTGTTATTTCGATGATAAGAACGCTTATTTTATAAATTAAAACCATACTATGAACAAAAAAAATGAAAAGCCAACGGTGAAGGCTGAGGATTTCACCGTTGAAGTGCCGGTCAGCGATAAGATGGATAAGCCAACGGCTCAGGAGTCAATCAGCCAAACGGCGGCCTGTTTAGATTTCTATTTGAATAAGGCGGTTGTGACTGACTTTTCCAAGATGGCGGCCAGTTACAAGCTCACGGTTTTGCAAACTACCCCCAAGGCTTTCATTAAAACTCGCAAGGTTGGCAATGCTTTAGTGCCTTACGTTGAGCATGAATACGCTGAAAAAGCCCTCAACTTCATCTTTAATTTCAATGTTTCGATGGAAATTATTGATAAAACCTATCTTGAATATTCCGAGGACTTCATGGATTACTACCACAAAGACGTAAAGACCGATGAACGCAATAATAAAATTCCGGTGAAAAGTAGCCGCCCGGTTGTTGAAGCCGAGGCACATGTCAGGTTTACTTTGATTCATCCTGAGAGTGGGGAAAAAATCGTGCGTGATGTATTCCCCTCTCATAAAGGTTTCAAAAATCCGGCAACGACCCGGGGCAATGTTATGCAATCGGCTATCTCGAAGGCGTGGACAATTTGCGCCCGAACCTTTGGCATTGGTGCGGATATTAAAGGCCGTGAGGAAAAGGCGTTTAACCGAGCCGAAAAGAGCCAGTATTACAAGGCTCCGGTTTCCAAGGCCGTACCCGGACAAGCAAACTACTAAACCACCCACGCCATGAAACAAACATCTTTTTTAAATCCATCGTGCTACAGATGCAAGCTCGAAAAAGATCGGGAAAAATTCGGGTATTCTTCCAAAGCAAAAAACAATATTCCAATAATTTGCCTTGAGTGTGATGCTACGAGAAAGATCATTGAGTACCGACAAAACCCTCAAAAGAAACTTGATGAAAATAAAATCAGCAAAGAAAAAAATCCTAAAGCAACCAAGGTAACGGCTCAATGTAGATATGCCGTGCGCAAAGGAAGAATCAACAAGCTACCTTGTCAATTTAAAGGCTGTAACAAACCAAAAGAAGAATCACAATGCCATCATGAGGATTACGATCAACCTTTAAACGTGATTTTCCTTTGTGCGGTACACCACAGGCGGCTTGATAAAGGTATTATTTCACTCCATGATCTTGACCTTTTCGGCGACCAACTTATTTTTTTACAAAACAACCATGTCAGACACAACCAACGAAGAAAAGACAATGAGCAAGATTGATTTCAAGCTCAAAAAAATTGTGTACGAAAGTGGTACTCTGTTTTTTGCTCAATTTTATATCCAGAAAATAGAGCCTCTGAAAAATAACGCATAGTTTCTACCTTATTTTGAAATTGCTTTTTTGCTTTGGCAACTGTTGCTTT